GATGTTGTGTCTTGATAGCTTTCATCTTTCGTTGTGCATCCTGTCTGAAGTATCCTTTCAACTCTACATACATAGTGTTAAGCTTTAAGTCAGGTACGTAGTGACGCTCCACGTAGTATGCCAGTTTCTCTGGCTCATACATAAATGGAACGCCACGTTCGTTCAGGTCATCAATGACCCTTTCCTCAAAAGTCCCCTTCGGCATCGGCATCGCCACCAAAGACATCAACAGCATCGTCCTTTGCTACAGCAGTGGCAACAAACCCATCCTCTTCATCAAAGATAGAGTTGGTTGAGTTACCATACTCAACAAGGTCAATGACTTGCAATGCTTTGAGGCGTAGTGTAACACCTACCTGCTTAGTGGATTGCATCATGTAGCTGTAAGGTTCAAACGCTACCTTAACAGTAGACCCATTACCAATCAGCGTTGAGCCATCCATCGGTGTGCGTTTGGAATCAACGACAGCAATGTTCTGCTCGTACACTTTACCATCACGTGACTTGATACGTGCTTTGGTCTTGGTCTTGAAGATAAGGTTGCCAGTCTCAGTGCCAGCCTCATCAGTTTCTTTTTCAAATGGGTCACGAGTGGACAGGACAGCCTTTAACTTAGGATTTTCCTTGACAACTTCAGCATGTTTCTCTTGAATCTGTGCCTCTAGTTGTTCACACACGTTAGCTGCTTCAGCTTCAGGTACTACCACTGAAACTGAGTACTCGCCTTCTGGTACGTACTTAGTATCTGGTTCAAATACTTTCGCCCAGAGTGCTTTGCCTTTAATCACAATCATATTTAATCTCCATGTTAATTGTTGCGTATGGCTTGGATGTAACTTTAGAATTAAGCAAAGAAGTAATCAGACTTCAGTATGTTTCTTAGTTCTAAGTTACCTTTAGATGGTGGCAGAGGTACGTCCTCTGTCCCAAGTACAAGTATAGCATGTTGTCTCAACTCTGTCAACACGTCATGCTTCTCGTACATATCAACGAACTCTTCACGTAGTATGTTGGACATGGTGTTCATAGCTGGTGAGTGTGTACCATAGCTATCATGTACCATTGCAAAGTCTTGTATGCCATACTTGTGACAAGTGTTGATAGTCTTTGTCATGGCTGAAGCATCAAGCGAATGGATAAAGTTAGGTGAACTACCTAGTCCAGTGCGCTTCTTGTTTATCTTGTCCTCGTTATCCTTAGGAAAAGATAGTGATACTACATTGCCATTGATGTGTGTCTTGATACGCTTCTGTTCCAACTCATTGTACTGCTGTACAACAAGCCAGTTCGTAGGCGTTATCCATTCCATGTGTTTGTTGTGTTCAGCATACACATCAGCTACACTCTTTACGTAGTCCATGACACTACGTGCTGATACAATCACACCTGCGATTGATTCCCAGATGTGCTTTGAGATGTATGCACTAGCCTCAAACAAGTCATCACCAAACAAGTTAGGTGTGCCAGTCTTTATCTTATCCTGCATTGCCTCAACGATGTACTGTCTACATGCGTGACGTGTGCCTGAGTATGGTACAATCATGACTGGACGCTTGGCTATCTTCCTGTCTATACCAAACTCAAGACAGAGTTTAGCTAGTGGATGGTCATCCTGTTCCATTCTTTTCACTGCCTCGTTAGCCACCTGAGTATAGATGTCTTGAGGTAGGTCAGATGGTATCAAGTTAGTAGCCAGTCCCCCACGCTCATCACGTAGGATGGCTGACAGATGCTGCAATCCATTACAGCTACCATCAGCAGAGACAGGCAGTCGTGTCTCATATCCCCAACCTTGTCTTACTAGTGCTGACATCTCGTAGCACCATGACAGGAACTGAAAAGGTTTGTCTGCCTCAGTCCAGATGTCATTGTCGTATGGGTTATCAACAATCTTGTGTGCCTCATTCTCAGCAAAGTCCCAAGCCCACATCTCTCGCTCATTCAAGCTAACCTTATCGTTACCATATAGGTTAGCACCATGAATACACAACCAACGTGCATCATCAAAGTTATTGATAGGCATTGGCTCACTAAACTCTAGTAGTGACTTGCTCCAATCGGCTGACTGAGGTGAGAGGAATGTGCTACTCGCATACTTGCGTGAACGAAAGTCGTTCTGCCACACGTAGTAGAACCTGTCATACTTAGCATACTGATTAGCTATCTGTAGTGTACGTTCTACTTGTATCCTCTTGGATACGCTGCGATTGTTTTCGGAGTAGATAGTGCTTCGCTTGCGTGACCAGTTGCGGAACTCACTCTTCTCATCCTCAGTCAATTCTTTTCTTTCCTTACCGAATGGGTAAGGTGGTAGTGGTAAGTCATCACGTGGTGGTAGCTTACCTATCTGGTTACCATTATCCCATAGATTACGCACAACGTCAAGCACATTCTTATTGATACGCCATTCAGTTTGTTGCAATGCGTTGAGGCATTGGTATTCTTGAGACAGGTCTTGTCTTCTTAGTCTTGCTAGTTGTTTATTCAAACTCATCTGCGCCTCACTATAGGTAGTTGGTCAATCTCTAGTCCATGATACCCACCACCTCGTACATCAGTCCAGTCCTTTGGTGGTATGACACATGGTAAGTAGCGTGGTCTTGATATTTCAGCGAAAGCATTGAAAGCATCAATCCATTCTTTTGTTTCCTTCTCAGGTACAACGTAGGTTGCTTTCTTTTTCTTCTCAGTCTGCTGAGTATGCAGCTTCACGATGCCTGTAGTCTTGATGATAATGTCCATCATCTTAAATCCTACATGAACACGCTCTGCCTTAGTCCACTCTGTATCCTTGTATCCATCCTTGTTCATCTTGTTAGTCAAGCCATAGCGTCTAGCACCATATGCTTTCTTCATGGCTAGTCTAATTGTGTTTAGTGCAACAGTACCTTCATCATGTACCCATCTATCCAGTCTCTCTTGCATCTCAATAGCTGAACCAATACCACGTGCTACAAACATCAGTGTATTCTTTCTGCTAATGACATCAACCATTGTGACTAGTGACAAGTAAGCTAGTTGCTCAGTATCCATATGACCTATGCGTTTGTATGCTGTGTCACGTGATACATTAGTTGGGTTAGCTAACCACTCATCTATACCATCCTTTACTGAGCCTACAAGCGTGGCTGTGATGGCTCTTCCATGTAGCGTGTGTGATTCTCTACCTCGTTCAATAGCCTTGTCTCTGTCCTTTCTAAAGCGATTGATACCACCTGTAATCATATCAGCTTCTAGTTCTAGTTGGTGGTCAATCAGGTCTTGGTCTGTTTCTAAAGTTACATCCATGCCTAAGCCCCCTTTGAGATTATATATAGTTATATATTTAAGATACCTAAAGTACCTATTACAATTACTCCAAGTAACATGAAGATAAACTGACCTGCTGATGCGTCACTGCTCTTCATTGAACTGACTAGAGTAATACCTATCATACCTAGTATCCATAATGTAATTACTACTGTCATCCTTCACCATAACTTTCATAAGTAAATCTTTCGTATGCTGTATCTTGTACTACATCTGGATGATGTGACCACTCAGCGTAGCACTCAGGACAGAAACATTCTATCTGTCTATCTACTGCATACAGTCTCTCAGCACCTGAGTTGTTACAATAAGGACATCTAGTGTAGCCTATCATCTGACTGCTCCTTGATACGCATCAACTCACCATCTTCATACCCATGCTTGTACTTGATGTGGTACTGTGGTTGCTTGTCTTTGTCATACTCATTCATGTATCCATCATGATGGTATCCATTAGTGTAGCCTATGATATAGGCATCATCGTATTGATTACGCTGCATTTGGTACTCCTGTCCACCACTCTGGTGTGTCGCTGTGATTCCATTGTGCAAAGTATGCTTTCTCTCCATTGTAGTAAGCACGATAGGCACGTACAGAACAGTCACGTTTGTATTTGTCAGGCATACACTGTGGTGGTTGTGTAAAGCCATCATCTTCTATGTATTCAGGTACAACAGCAAGGCTGTCAAGCAGTCTCATTGTCTTGTGTAGTTTACCATACCTAAGCGTGTAGTTTTTACAGAGGTAGAACAGTAGGTCTAGTGTCCACTTGTAATGGTCTACACTACTGCGTACCCATACTGTAGATGGGTGGTTCTTGTGTGTAGGTTTATACAGACCTACGTAGTCAGCCCACTCGTTACCATCTAGTATGCGATGTGCTGTACTGAGTAGCTGTGCTGTCTCAAGTATCATCTTCACTACGTGCTTGTCGCAGTGCATCTCTGCCGCCTCGTTTGGTAGTTTGCTTAGATAAAATATGTTCATGCCTGTCCCTCTTTCTGTTGTACTTCTTCTTGTTTGGTACTACTTGTTTACCTTTCCTGTTCTGTAGCATTGCTCGTGCTACTGGGTTTATCTTGCTCATTGAATAACTCCTTTGGGTACGTATCCATACGCATACCTGCTCTGTGATACATACTTGCTATGAATAATAGGTAGTCATCCTCATCTGGTATCATGTGCTTATCATACTCAGCCATGAGGTAGTACTTCTCCATCTCACCTATTACTTCTACACCATTACTCAGTTTTATTGTCATTGTCAATCACCAATTCTAACTCTGGTTGTAGTTCAATCTCATACTGGTATATAAAGTATGACCAATCATCATGCTTGATGACATTATACATCACATCATACGCATCTGTCAAGCTATAAATTTCTACTGGCTCACCAATAAATACAAACTCATTGTGATTATTAGTACCCATCAATGCTATCTGATACGTGTTGTACTTCTTACCTGCCTTGCTCTCATGTTCCCACTCTGCAAAGGATAAGACTGCATCAAACCCCTTCAGTGGTATCTTAAAGTTCTTTACACTCATTGGTAAGCCTCCAACTTATACCATACATCTGTATCTGTAGTCAATCCATTAGGTGTTTGATAGGTAGCGTACACTGTAGCACGTACAGTGTCCTCATCATCACGCCATATGTTTATGTCTACTACCTGCCCATCATACTCATAATCAAACCAGTCATCCTCACCATCCCATTGATTGTTGGCTACGATACTGTCTACATATGTGGTGATTTCTTTCTCAGCTTTCGCACTTATGTTCATAATCTTACACTCTCTCTGATTAGTTGATACACTTTCTTCCTGCTTCTTATAATCATTAGACTAGCTTTCTCCTGTTGTCAAGTTCTTTATCCAGACACTCAATCTTATATTCATAGTCCCATGTTGATAGGTCTATAAACTCTGTATATTTATGCTGCTCTACAGCAGTTAGCCTCTGTTCAAACTGTCTGATACCATGCAATAGACCTATGGTATAGGCTCTTTCTTGCAAGGCATCGTGTAGTCTGGCAAAGTTCTTTTCCCATTTTGTTTGTGGTGGTCTGACCATATTAATCCATCCTCGTTACAAAGTGTCCATCTTCTGTTGGTATTGCTACCATAGCATAGGGATAGAAGTACACTGTACCTTTGTGTGTTTCCATCTTACCTACAAAAGGTAGGTCTGCATCTTCTTCAAACTCTGACTTGTATGTACCATCATCCATGACAGTACCATTGAATTGGTATAGTCCCCACCCATAAGCTTCCTCAAGAAAGTTCTTTAGGTCTACACATTTACATAGTATAGCTTCTGCTACCCAATGAGGTAGTACTCCTAATGATTCCTTTAGGTCATTTAAGGATGCGTCATAATCTTTGTCGTTTAATACTAGCATTTTAGTATGTCCCTTCTGTTGTCTTGTTTACATAGATAGTATCTACTACCTTCTCAAAGAAGTCAATAAGTTTCTCTGGTGTGTACTCCCTTTGATACTGTGTGCATCTGGTTGTACCTTTTACATTCCCACAGATAGAACGAAGCTTACCCTTCTCACAGTAGTGTAGTGTCTTGTCTTCTGGTGGTAGTTCAGGCAGCTTTTCTCTGTCTATACCACAGATATAAAGCTTGGTTTTCTTGTGTGCTACATGCCCAAAGTCATACTGGTCTATGAGAATAGTGAAGCCACCATGCTCATCTGTCTCACCTACATCTGGTAGGTATTTACCGAATAACTTAGACCCATTAGGATGCTCTAAGATACCGCCATTCTTGCGTATCATATCAATAGACCACAATGCTAGGTCTGCTTCACCTTCTCTGACGTTGTGTGCCATGTGTGATAGCTTGCCCCATGCTCTACATGGTGGATGACATACGACTGGTGATGTGCCATCATAACTGAGTGCATCTCTGTCTGCATCGTACACATCCCAATGCTTGCGCTTCTTGTATGCACTGTCCTTTCTAACAAATAAAGCTATGTGTTCCATTGCTCTACTCCTATAAACTAAACATGAATACCAGTACTAACCACAAATACACTGCGCCTAGTACACCACCTGTTATATATCCTAATACTTTATGTGTCTGCATGTCAAGTCTCCTTATACCATCTGCATGACTGCTGTTACATGAAACTTGCTAACCTTGTCACCTGTATCTAGTGACTTGTTGGCTCTGTTACCTGCCACATAGTTACACCATGTGTCCCACCAATACTCACTGCCACCTGTCTTGCGTGTGAAGGTTACATAGTCTGCAATCTTCTTGCGCTTAACGTCTGGCTTCACGTTCTTATTAAACCTGAGTGCTGTGCGTGGTAGTCCTAACCTGTCGCAATTATGACTGTCAATACACGCCACATCTAAGCCACACATCTGTGCTACAAAAGCAGCTTTTACTATACCTAATGATGGTACGTTAGTGAGTACATCAATCGCACCTACTGCATCGTTAGCTTTTACCGCTTCCTTTATCGCACCATATAAAACCTGTTTATGTTCTTGCAGATATAAGTAACCATCTCGCTTATTATTCCAGAGGTACTTGCTATCTGCACCATGCTTATCAATATCCAGCATCTGATTGTGAGTGGTAGCTAGTCCAGCCTGTATTGTGGTCAATACAAACGTAGCCACACGCACTAGATTATCTGGATTTTTGAGTGCAAACTTTGCTATTTTCTTTGCGTCTCTATTATACATGCTATCTACTCCTATCTAACTGTATATGAGGTACAACAGCACTATAGCACTGTTGCGCCTCTATGTCAATCACACTCTTAAGGACTTCCAGCGTCCATCAGTACCACGTCCTACTAGTAAGTACTGGACATGACTTGAGAAAGTACCCTTACGCTTGCCATAGCGGTCAGTCTTGCGTCTATACAATACTTCTTCTGGCTTAACGATTGTGATTGAGGTTTGAGCGTTACGAATTTTAGCCATGTTATCTACTCCTTTGGCTTGATAGGTACACCATTGCACCTCATATACAGTTATAGAATAGGGCTTTGTGCATGGCATACTTCAGACGCATCTGTAGTGTGTGCGCTGCTGAATACACTCCGCCCTATACTTGGCACGATTGCTATCGCTTGCATTGCATGGCGTACATTGTGTTGTCATTCTCAACCATGATACAAGGTTATCTAGTGATAACACCTTGATAGCTTTGGTATGGTTTAGGATTAATCGGCCTAATCTGGTATCCATATATACCCCAAGTTTCTGCATCTATAGCGCACTAACTTGGCGAGTCGCTTTTTATGAGTATTATACTTGCACTGTCTGTCTCTGTTGTCAATCCTTTTCTTGTCTGTCTTGTCTTATTATATTTACATTATCTTTTTAGTCTGTCAATCGTTAATTTAAGAAAGCTGGACTATTTCACCGAATATCTAAAATTAACTTAGGCTACCTTGTCATTATTAGTTTTCTTTGTGGTGTATCCTTTAACACCTATTCGCCTATGCTTTTATTAAAACATAAAACAAATAGGAAAGTAAAGAAAAAAATAATAAATAATCAAATTAATTTATAAGTGATTGGTTTTATTAAAGAATATTAAAGATTATTAAAGGAATATTAAAGGTTTTTAAGTGTATATACTATATAATACAAAAAAGAATAGATAGAGACAGACACAAAAGAACACTTAAACAATCTTAAAGAACACTTAAAAACCTTAAAGAAACTAAAAAAGTTAGTCTGGGCTAAGTTATTAAAGCAGCGTTAAGATTCTTAAGTGTTTTGAAGATTGTTCGTGCGGTCTAAGGGGGATTTGCGCTTCTACTATTATTATATACCCCCTCAGATTTTTCTGTATAAATTAGCTTGGTAGGTAATCAGTCAGTCAGTAACTAAAGTACACCGATATTCAGCCCTCAATAAGCTTACCCTATACTAGATAAGCTAAAGGGGGGCTTAGTCCAGTATGTAACTTTAGAAAATATCTAGTTAATTCAAC